CAGCAATGACAGTTTGCGATACACCACCAACCCATTGCTTATAATCACCAAGGATAGACCAATTAACGTGTCCAGGAGAAACAATGTTTTGTGATGCTCTAGGATCAAATTGTACAGATGTTTCTTCACCAGCACCAAATGTCATCTTCTGACCAAAGACAATATCTTTTTTGTTGTCTACAACTTGCTCAATAGTGCCAGCACTCATTTGGATAGTGCCACCACCATTAGATCCTGCCTGAATGAATACTTGTGATTTTCCAATCAAAAATAATTCTTCTTCAGCAGTAATAATAATTTTCTGTGCCTTGATATGCCTTTCGCTACCAGTAGCTTCTTCTACAATATCCCCATATGCAATAATGTTTAATGCTTCTTCGCCATCATCACCACAATTATATTCAATGTGAGTTACTTGCTCGTGTTTTTGTTGCTGTCCATGAGTGTGTATACACAATTTTCCACTAGAAGCACCCTTTTCTACATTTTTTTCTCCCGTAACAATGAAGATAGATCCATTATTTTGGAGTGCTAAAAACCCAGCAGTGCCATCAGGACCATCTATTCTCAGTGTTGATGTCTGACCATCAGGATACATACGTTCATAGATCTGTGAACGAGTCAACACACCTTTCCAGCATGTTGTAAACACAGGACCATCTTTTAGACTCTGTGTTTTATCTGCCGTGGTTTGTGGAAAGATACCTGTGGGGTATTCGTTAGCGGGTACAGCGTGTGACATTATGGACAATCAATATAACGACCAGTTCCGATCTTAGTAGATCCAACTGTAGTGAGTGCTTCAGTATCTAGGCATCTAAAAGATGGTAATAGTTTAGCACCATATCCACCTCCACCAACGATAACAATCTCAGGGAATTTTTCAAATGTTAATTGCCTATCTAAAATTCTAGCGCCAACGACAAATCCATCTTCATTGATAACTGCTTCCGCAACACCAAGTTCACCATTTATATACATATCAGGTTCTGATGTGTATCCAATTCCGGGGCGGATTATAGTAAATGCATCAATGATACAACGAACACCAGATTCATTAGCAAGATTTAATTTATATCCGTATCCAGGTGCTTTAATACGAATTTCTGTGATAAATCCATCTTGATCTAGTAAAGGAGTTGCTACAGCACCAATTCCTTCACCACCAATCCAGACATATGGTGGTTCTGCCCAAGGATCTCCTGGTTGAGTGATGGGTATTTCAATAATTCCGCCATTATCATCTGTAATAATAGTTTCAGGAATAACTTCAGGAACAATAAATTCGTCTGTAGTTGTTCCTGGAGTATCACCCTCACCATCATCTTCTGGTGGTTCAGTACTAATCTCTTCTGTAAGTGGCACCACCAGCACATCTGTAGTAGCACCAGTTCCATTCACAGTGAATATAAGCAACTCTTCTTCTTCATCTAAAGAATCTTCAGAAATTCCAACTATTACTTCAGCAGTATTATTATTGACAACAAAAGAACCTGTTGTTTTTCCACCAATAATATCACCAGAGTCAATATCCCCTGTTAATGTATAATATGCATATGTACCATTCTCTACGTTTTCTGTAGTGATTGTATATTGTACAAAATCGCCTTCATTAACAGATACTTTGTCAGCAACTACTTCATATGAAGGTGTAGTATCAGAAGATGGAGTATCATCAGAAGGTGGAGTAGGAATATCTTCTACTACTTCAGGTGGGAAAACATCTGGTATTTCTGGAGTTGGATTTATTGGTATAGGATAATATGGAGTTCCTGGTTCTCTTATATTACGTTCTGTGATTACACACCTACCAACATTTTTTATAAACGTAGATCTAATTCGACTACCTTCACCAGGAGAATTTTTCTTCAGAATAACAAAAAAGTCTTCATCACCTTCGTTTTCTGATGAATGGAAAGTTTTAATAGTAATACTTTTTACAGTTTCTCCTGGAGCAAATCCAAGAATACCACTATCAGACAAGTAATCTTCATCTGGAGTAGCAGTTCCTTTTCTAGATGTTCTATAAGACACAGATGAAGCAGATTCAGTAACTCCAGTTCTAGTTACCTGGAATACAGCATCAAATCCCTCCTCTACAATAATATCAGATATCGTATAAACAATTTTTGGTGTTTTTGTTGGTTTATCACTGTAACGAGGAACTCCACCAGTAAACCCAACTGTTGTAATAGATAATGGTTTTCCAGTATAAGCATCTTCACAGGTATACTGATTAAAGTCAGCTCCTGTAGCAGGGAATAAATTATCAATGTTGGAAAGAAGATCATCTAGGAAATCATTTCCTTTTTTGTCATCTTTATCTTTTTTCTCACCATCTGTACAAATTTGTTTGTATCCGGCACATTCATTATTAGGTCCAGAGCAAGAAATACCAAGTAATTTTAAGACGAAATTAATTGCTCCACCTAAAATATTAAGTGGTCCGGCAATAGCACCAAGAATATCCTGAATAGGTCCAAGGATACTGCTGAGTATAGTCTCCATCAATGAATTAATCTTTGATAGAATACCATTTACTAGTGTGTCTACTTGACATGCTGCAGCACGATAAACCTGATTAACTAGACCCATTAAAACGTTCGTCAACCATCCTGCCAAACGATCTCCAAGATCTGCCATTTTACACCCAAGATCTTTAAGCAGATTATTGAACCATTCTGTAACTGGAGTAAGGGCATTTCCAGTTTCATTTGGATACAATACTGCTTTAATTAGATCCTTAACAGCATTAGTAAGTTTCTCAAGCACAAAACCTTTTACCTTTGCGATAAAATGCCTGATTACAGCCATAAACTTATTGACATACTTTCTTGCTATGCCAATACCACTATTAATTGTTCCACTGATAGGACTGATCAAATACGTGCCAATGTTTCCATCATTTTTCTGAACTTCATTTAAAAATTCACCAAGTAAAATTTTGGTTTTGTCAGTTAAATTTTGTTTGTCGCATTTTTCTGCTACAGATTGACACCATTTTTCATCATCCCGACCCCTCAGCATTCTTGGAGGTATTGGGACTGTATCATCACCAGTTGGCAAAGCACCAGTGGTTTTGTTTGTTTCTCCTTCTCCACCTTCCCGATTTTCTGGTGCTGGTTGTCCGTCTGTAACAGGATTTACTGGATTATCAACTGTATTATTGACTGTTCCAAAAGCTGTGCTCTCACCAGGTCTCTCACTCTTAGAGATAGTTGTAGCACCAGGAGTTTGTCCAATAGAACCCATAATAATGGGTTTCTGCTTTAAGTGATCTAAGTAAAAACCAACAACCCAACACCCCTTAATAAGTTGTGGATGTGCTCCACCAACATTACCAGGCATGAAGGGCACATTGACTGGCATCATCACATTTGCCCATGGCAAGTCTGACGTATCAAGGATCTCCTTACTTTGAGGATGATCACCTACGATACGAACCTTAAAACGGTATCCGCCTTTATTGTTTTTTTCTTCTGCGGCAGTTTGTTCGACTTGACCCACCCACCAATTGAACCCATCGGATCCGATGCGCTGAGTTGGGATCAACTGTGATAATAGTTGGTCCATGTTAATTAATCATCAAAGACTTTACACTCTAGTGCGCTTGGTTCCATTTCACAAAACAATTCTAAAGGTGAGGGATCATGATGATCTCCTGCCTCAATTTCTTGTTTGTGATTTTCTGCATAAACTTCAAGTTCCTGAAGTTCACCTTCGATATGACGACGTTGGTTAGGAGAAGTCATAGGATTGTCAAGGATCTCTTTGTCCTTAGCAATATGTGCTTCGATATTTTCCATAAGTAATTGCTTCTACGTTTTTATTTAGTGCCGTGGTTTGATGGTCTATCTTTAAGACCATATGAATCTCTCATGAGTCTGAGAGTTGTTGTGAATCTACCATTAGTTCCGACTGTAGTATCATAGGTATGAGTTGCCTCGTTGATTAAATAAGTTCCACTAGATTCTGTATCGTATTGATCTTTTCTTGCTTCAGCATTTGGAAGTTTACTCGATAACCTAATGTCAATTTTATCACCCGCACAAATATCAGGATTTCCAGGAATTACTATGGTGCATATTTGGTTCTTTAATAACTGATATCTCGCGAGAGATTGTGCAGCATAAAATTTCTGCCAGTCAGCAAACTTAGTTGGATCTGTACTACCATCTTTTGGATCGGGTGAAGCGGGGGTTTTTTCGTTATACCATGATTCGTGATCTAAGTAGATAGACATAATTCTACTCGGATAATCAGATAATTCAATCTGATTTGAGGGAATCAAAGTAATTCCTTCTTGACCACCCAAATGTGCCATATTATCATAACTGTCTTTAATCTTGTAAACATACTCTTCATACTGTCCCGTGGAGTGGTTGAAGAACACTACCATAGAAGAATATTTACCTCTGCGTAATGATGACATTAAATCAAGTTCAGATCCAAAAGTAGATCGATATACCACAAACCTATCGTCTGCTCCATCACCTTGATTAGCAATTTTCTCTATGTAAGGACCCCACGAAGGTGATTTTAATTTTTTTGATTTAAGACTACTATCATCATTTGCACATAAAGAATCAACTGAGAAAAAATTATAACCTCGTTTAGATTCCCAGAAAAAGAACCCAGCACTTCCTCTCACACTTTGAGATGTATTTGTTTGTGATGTTGTTGTGTCTTTTGTTTGATCAAATTTTGCTTGTGGAGAGACACTTTTTACTGCCATCGCATTAACTAAATCAAAAACTCTTTTTCTATTTGGTAAAATTTTTGTATCAAATAAAGATGGTTCGCTAAAAAATTCTTTTTGTGTATTTAAACTTTCTTGTAGTAGGTTAGAGATAATTTTTTCAGGATTTCCCTGTAGAGGTTTTGTAACTCTAGTAACTTCGTTGTTAAGAGCCTCTGGTGATATAAGTCCAATTGTATATGCTTGTTTTTGATTCTGAGCAAATCTATTGCCTATTTTCCATATCGCCAAAGAATAAGTAAGAGATTCATTTATACTAGTAGATACTTCAATTTCAACTATTTCTCCACCCTGTACAGGCAATCCTTGTAGTAATCCACCACTATCAACTACCACCATAGTTGCCGACAAAAATGGAGATGTAATAGTTTCAACGTAATTGAAAGAATTTATCAGAGTTGTTATTGGAATAGGTTTACCACCACTATTTGGATATATCTTTACTGCGGTTAATCCAAAGTCCGTGTTAGATTTAAATTTTGTCATGAGAATGTAGCTTCTTGGAAGGCATAGATGATTGTTCCCATATCAGCAGACCCAGGTCCCGGTGATATATCTGCCGGAGCATTTCCACCATTGTTAGAACCAGGTGACATATTAGTAATGTTGTTAATATTAGTAGTATTCCCTGTAGATGCCATTGCCAATTCTTGTGACCTAGTATTAAGAGCAGTGGAAGTATCAGCAGATGCAGAAGCAAGTTTATTTGTGTCATTATCTACTGGATTTAAGGAACTTACTTCTTTTGGTTTAGCAGCCTCCATTAATTGCTCTTTTAACCCAAGGTTTTTACCTTTAGTATCAATGGGCATGATCATACCCAACGCACCTTTTCTCATGATTTTATATCCACCACTATCATTCTTAATAGCACGAAACTGGTTATCAGAACCAAAATCAATAAACGACTGGTCACCCAGACTTGGTAATGATTTTGCCCAGTCACCACCTGTTGTAGCGGCAGCTGCTTGTTTCGCTTTGAATGCTGCTGCTTGTCGTTTTGCAATCGCAGCAAGTTTTTTTTGATATTCAGCCTTTTGTTCTGGTGTTGCATTTGCTCCAGGAATTTCACTAGGATCTAGAGTTAATGGACCACCATCTGGCGGGTCTGGAGTTGGGTCTGGTTTATTATTTAACGCCTTCTCTTTTTCTAATGCTTTAGCAATAACTTCTGGACTAATTGAAGCTGCGTTACCAGCATCGCCATAATCAGCGTACAAACTTTCACCTTTTTTAATGTCTCTTGCAGGTACTCCATTAGCATATTCACCCTTCTTCATATCACGAGGAACACCAACAGAAGCAAATTCTGCTGCTAATGCCATCTGTGCTTTTTCTAAAGACGAACCCTCTGCTCCTTTTAAGTAGTTTCCAACAGATGGTCTTTTTTGATCGATCACATATTGTTTAAATTTATCCTGAGTTTCTTCGTTAAAAATATCATCTCTACTAATACCCGCACCACTCACAAAACCTTTCATTGTGTCTGGGATAATTTGATACTTACCAACAGCAAATAACGTTCCCTTTGCTTGCTCATCCATAACTTGACCAACAGTCATCTTAGAAATTGCTTTAGGTGGTGTGTATCCAGCCTGAGATCCAGCTCTACCGGTATTATAAGAATCAATTCCACCTTCTCCCCCAGAAATAGTAGAGAAAAGATCGTTTCCGACTTTTGCACCGCCGCCGTTGCCGCGACGGTCACCGCCACCGGGAAGAAAACTTAATAACCGGCTCCATATATTATCAGCACCTCCAGCACCAGGGATCAGACTTTTCAATATATTTTTCAATGCATCGACAAAGTTTGCCCATCCATTTTGTTTGTCATAATACTGAGAAAGTCCTTGTGCCTGAAGTTTTGCGAATTTACTTTTATTTTTAAACTGTGCGTCTAAAATACCTTCACCAAAGTTAAGGAAAGTTTTTCTGCCTTCAGCACCCTCAAGTGGGAAAACACCTTCTTTACCCTTTTCACCAACTAGTCCAAGAGTAGCATCAGAAATAATACCACCTTCGGCAAATGGGACTACTCCCATATCTCTAGCAGCCAAAGCAGCGTCAATACCAACAGACCCGGCAGTTCCAATACCAGGAACAGTAGATGCTGCTCCAGATGCTAATTCAAGACCAGCACCAAGGAAATCGCCTTGCATTGCTCTCTGAGCAGCGAAAATAGCACCTAGTCCTAATCCTACTAATGGAATTTTTTTACCTAAACTCTTCGCAAGTGCTCCACCTGCCACTTTACCAACTGATTGAGCTCCTAGTTTGGCACCCATTCTGGCACCAAAACCACCTGCTAGTTTGCCACCAAGAGCAATACCTAACCTAGCACCAGTTCTGCCAGCACCTCTTTTGGCAGCACCCTTGAGCATATTTTTTGCCAGCACTTTGCCGCCAATACCCATACCAGGACCACCGCCTCTTGACGATCCTCCTGCCCCAGACATAGCACCGGTAGCGGCACGTAAAAGACCTTGATAAGCAGAATTACTAGAAAGGTCCTGACCATTCTCAAGAGCACTTTCTTCCGCAGCTGCTTTTGATTTTCTCGCTAATTTATCTGTTTGTTGTCGCTGCGCCCCAGCGATCATTTTTTGCTGATTAGATTGCTCTTTAGTAGCAGAAACTAAACTCATCGTGACAAACGTTAGTCTGTCAATTGCCTGAACTACTTCTTCAGATCCACCACCACTATCACCGAAAGTATCAAGGCGTTTGGTGAACATATCACCACCACCAAGATCTCTCTCCACACCAAGATTCGTAGCGCCAATATCTACAATAGAGTCGCCAAAATAACCTTCTCCTGTTATACCTTTTCTTCGCGAAACTCCAGGTGTAGCAGCACCACCAACCACATCAGGATTTACAGCAGATGCACCAGGGAGTGATCTTTGTAATGAACTCCCACCAAGCATTTTTTGTAGTGGAATTTCTGATACGTTAGTATTCCCACCACCACTCAATAAATTAGTTTTACCACCAGATAAAGTTTTTTGCTCATCTAAAATATTTACTTTAGCGGCAACCATATCCGCTGTTTTTTCTTTCTTATCACGATTATCCAGATACTTTTTAACAGCATCAATAACTCCCCCAAGATAATCTACATTACCTCTGTTGTCTTGATATGATAGGTATCCGTGTGCCATTATTGTTTAGCTGCTTCGCGAGCTTGCTTGATTTGTTCTAAGTGTTGCATCAAGAGACTAACGTAAACTTGACGCTCCCATGGTATCATGTTTTCAATTTCACTCAAATTATATTTATGATGCTGCATCAAAGAAAAATTAGTTTTATAATATCCCTCTAGCGTATTATGAAAGAGGGCTATCCGAAAAAATTGGATAATCCAGTAAGTACAAATTCAGATGGTTCTCCAGTATTTGGATTGATTACGGTAAATTTGTGCTCTAGTCTAGGACAAGATTGGAAGAATTCTTGAATTTTTTCAAATTGAGTGTTGGTAAGATTTTCTACAAATTGAACAAATTCTTTTTTTGATGTAGTAGAACTATCATATACGCCTTCAGCATCAAATATTTGATCGACACAATCAGCAATGATTTCAATAATTCCTTCAGCAGATGGAGACTGTCCCATAACTGATCCAGTAATAAAATCATTCCACTGTGGATATTTCATGATTACACCCATATCATCAGATAGCATGATTTTATTACTATGCCCTTCTGGTTTGATAACATTAACCTCAGACAAATTCAAATTATATTGAACTTTTGTTGTATTATCATCTTTACAAGTTACTTTCATTTCAACAATTTCGCCTACAGACACAGCGCGAATTTGAAGAAAAATATACTCCAAATCAAAAATTGCTAAATTTTCAATTTTTACTCTAGATTGAATACAACCTTTTAATGCAGTTTTTACAGCTTCTTCAATTTGTTTTTCGTCATTTGTTTCTAATGCCAAAAGAAGTAGTTTTTCTTCTTTTACGACAAATGGACGATATTTAATTTTTTTGCCATTAGACGGAATTTCCAACTCATAGGTTGGAAGCACAACTTGTGGTAATGCCATTATGTTCAGATCATATCATATTAATATTTAGTGCGACTTTTTTAAGCAAAAATGAGCAGGAAAAATTTTCCCACTTTCATGGAATTGAAAAATCAATTTTGCTATGCTACGTCGCCATTAGCTCCTCTTAAATCTGCCAAACCAGTCTGTCTTTGTGCCTCTGATAAAATAGACCTTCCAGTAATGGTTTTAAATTCTTGTACTAATGGTTTTCCTGTTACCGCAGTAATATCTCTATTAATAGTGTAGTGTCTCTGATATTTAAACTGAGCAGTAACTTTAGTAATTTGAGAAGATCCAAACTGAAGTGGGATAGCATCAACGGCATATGGATATGCCTTCTCCATAACATATGTGATTGGTTTTCTTTGTGTTGGTGAATTTGGACCAGATTCAGTTTTAGTAATTTTTATAGTGCTAGCATAATCATCTTTATATGCTAGTCTAGTCGATCGATTTTCAAGATAAGTTCCACTTTCAATAAAACCAGTTTCATTAAAAATAGATCCATACCACAAATTCAAAGATTTCAAAAGATTCAAATTAGCATCCAACATAAAAGAAAGTTGAAATTCAGTAAAGACCCTGGTATGGGGATAATCTACAGATCCCAATCCAACATAAAGACCATTTTGTGTCCCAGTAGCAGTATTTACATTTGGTAATTGTGCTTCATCACAGAAAAATTCAACTTCCTCTGAATTAAAATATGCCGCAGCAGGTCCTTCAAAACTAACCACAAAGTTATTACTAAATGACATACCGCCATTTTTTGCAACTGTGCTTAAGAATCTATTGATTGACACACTAAATACCTATGTTGGTCCTTCTATATTTATGGCGTACTCAGGATTTTACAAACCTAAAAATCCTACTAAGTACCGTGGCAATCCTTCAAACATAGTTTATAGGTCGCTATGGGAACGTAAGTTCATGGTGTTCTGTGATAGTAATCCCTCAATAATCGAATGGGGTAGCGAAGAGATAATTATTCCCTATCGCGCACCTGATGGTAAGGTAAGACGATATTTCCCTGACTTTTATATTAAAGTAAAAGAAAAGAGTGGCAAACTTACCAAGTATATTATTGAGATCAAACCCAAAAAGCAAACTCAACCACCGAATGAGAAAAATAAAAAAACTGCTGCCTATCGTAATGCCGCACTAACTTATGTAAAGAACCAAACTAAATGGTCCGCTGCGCGAGAGTATTGTGAAGACAGGCAGATGAACTTCTTAATACTAACCGAAGATCACTTAGGAGTCTAAAATGGCAACCGGATTTGCGTCAGTCCAACGTAATAATACAAATAAGAACCCAGGATATAAGACATTATTTGAAAGAGTAAGTGCTGCTACAGGAGGAGAAAAGAAATCTCTAACTTGGTATAGATCTGCAGTAAAAGCAGAAGCAAGTAAATACAAAAAGAATTTTAACAAGTACATCTTAGACGAAAAGAAAGATCGTGCTGGTGCTGTTAAAGAACAAGATAAGAATGAACTGCGTAGATATGCAGTAGCAGGTCATCTTTATATGTTTGAATATAAGGCAAAAATGAAGTGGTTGCCTTACTATGATAGATTTCCTTTAGTGTATTGTTTTAAAGCACCAGGAAAGCATGAATTTTGGGGTGCTAACTTACACTACCTCTCCCCAAAGAAAAGATTGATTGTTACAAAGAAATTGATGCAAGGCAGAGTTGACATACCTAAGATATGTTTCCATAAATATCTCAGTAGTCATGTAGATGGATTATATCTTGACCTTGCTGCAGATGAATGGGACACTGCTATTCTTTTGCCGACCGAGGATTATGTGAAAAATGTTAACGGAAGAGATTTTCCTATCGATAAAAAAATCGTATGGGAAGAGACCGATGACAAATTCTACGATAAAATCTCAGGTCAAAGAATGATTAAAGGATACGGTAGCAAGCAGTCTAAGGAGATGTCTAAGTAATGGCAGAAACATTGAAGACAAATTTTGCCGGAAAACCGACAGATCCAGGTAATACAGTAGGTCAGGTTGTAAAGACTAGAGCTGTTGGTGGCATGGGAAGCACAAATGATGCTTACTATCGATGGACAGGCAAAGAATGGGTCCCTGCTAACGATGATCAAGTTCAATCTTATACGAACGAACAAAAGAATCAAACTAAACTAACACCTATTATAGGACCAACATCATTGCCCGCTGCTGGTAGTGGTTCTTTACGATACCCAAATAAAGATATAAATGAAAGTGGTGATTATGTTCTTTTTAAATTTAAAAAATATCAACCACCATTTGGGAAAAATGCTAAAATAAAAGTAAATAAAACAGATGGTTTTGACTCTAAAGTATTTAATTACAACCAGTCAAAAGAATATAAATCTGCTGATGCCGAGGGATACAAGACAATCATAATGTATATGCCGGAAGATGTTTCTACTGGATTTAAAGCAAACTGGGGAGGAAAAGCATTCTCAAATATAGGAGCAGGGATACTAAAATCTGCTGGCGCTGAGGGTATGGATAAATTAAAACAATTTGGGGAAGAAGCGGGAAATGCATTCAATAAATTACTTCCAATGGCAGGTTCTGCTGCTCTTCAAAAAGCAATTACAAAGATAACGGGTGACAATATATCAAACAATGATATTTTTGGTAGTATTTCAGGAGCAATTTTAAATCCAAACGTGGAGCTTTTATTTGATAGTATAGACATGAGAACTTTTAATCTTAAATTTAAGTTAGTTCCTAGAAATTCAGAAGAATCTGGCATTATCAATGAAATATGTAAAACATTTAAAATGTGTACACTCCCCACCAAGAATCCAGGAGAAATTTTTGGATTTGAAAATTCAGGAACTGGTGCTGGTTTTATAGGTGTTCCGAATTTATGTCAAGTTTCTTTCATGAGAGGAGCAAAAGAACACCAAGCTCTTCCTAGATATAAAATGTGTGCTATTACTAGTGTTGATGTAAACTATACTCCTGATGGAGCTTACGCTACATATAAAGATAATGATTTCCCAGGTCAACCGGTTGCTATTGAATTGTCAATAGGTTTCCAAGAAACAAAACTTGTATTCGCAGAAGAAATCGCAAGAGGAGAGATAAGATAAAATGTATTTTTCAATTGTTCCAAACATCTCATACGATGAGAAACCAATTAGTTATCCATTTTCAAATTCGGATTTTGTAACTGCTAAGAATTTCTTTCGTAGATACAGAATTAACGATGACGTATTTTCTTATGCTATCATTTTTAAGAAGTATTCAATTGAAGATGGCGAACGTCCAGATACTTTAGCAGAAAAAGCATACGGAGATCCATTCTATGATTGGATTATTGTTTTGACAAATAATATGGTCAACGTCCAATATGATTGGCCAATGACAAACTATGAGATGTATAAGATTCTAGAAAAAGAATACGATGATCCGTATGGAACTATTCATCACTATGAAACAGACGAGATTGGACCATACAAAAAGGGTCAACGTGTTGATGAGACATTCTACAATACAACACACAAACTAAACATTGACGGTGCTATCATAACAAAAAACGGCAACGAGATTTGTGGTCCCGTCACCGTTGCTGAGTGGTATAATAATGAGAATGAAAAGAAGAGAGAAATCTTTTTACTGAAACCTGCATATCTAGAATCATTTGTTAATGATTTCAGAAGACAAAATTTATACAAAAAAGACGCCAACTTTATCAGTCAGCGTCTAAAGAAAACTGGTTGACTTTTCCAAGCAAAAAATTAGCAGGAAAAATTTTTCCAGTTTTACCGTTTTGAAAAACCCATTTTGTAGCAAGAAGGTATTGCTATTTTTGGATTCTTTTTCAATACTCTGTAAGCATGACCATGCACATCTGTTTCTAAAGTAAGGTGTGCTTTAGTATGAACGACCTGAATCACCAACAGAAACCCAACAAACGAAAGGTTTAGATAAGTCACTGGATGATTCAGTCCTTTCCAGAGAAACTTAATCACTCCTCAGCAAGACGTGCGAAGTAAGACAGTGCATCGTCATCCTCAACGATTGCTTCTTCCTTGACAGGAGAGGGAGCATTCATCTGCTGACGGAACGATGACTGAGGGGTGATGTCAGGGTCGTTGAACCCACCAGTAGCAGCGACTGGTTCGTACTCTTCGCTGTCTACTGTAGGAACAGCAGTGCGTTGAGTGATACCAAGCACCATATTCAGACGCTTCTCAAGGTCAGCATATGATTTGAACTGATCCTTGTGAGTGAATGCTTCAAGGGAATTCTCTTGCTTCCAGATTGCTTCTAGTTGATCATCATCAGCTGACAGAGCAGAGACATTATCAAACTCAGAACTATCGTAGTTCCAGTATCCTGCGACCTTCTTGATCTTCAGTTTGAAGTTAGCACCTTCCCAAAGATCAAAGACATTTACAGGTGTCTCGTCTTGGAACTCAGGTTGCATAGCAGCGAGGATCTTGTCGTGAATCTTCTTGCCATACTTATAGAGGAAGACTTTGCCTTCGTTCT